GTCTCCGGAGGGCACTCCTTGTACTGCCCGGTAGACACAATTATCAACAATTTGAATCCTGTCCAAAAAGGCATCTACTCTTGTTCTTCGTCGTTGTTCGTTGACTTTGTCTTCCTCGTGAAGTTTCAAAAACTCAATTTCTATTTCGAAGTGATCTCCGATGTCGTTGGAGTCCACGTTTCCATCCCATTCCGCAAAATCTTCCGGTAACCACTTTCTTCCTGTGGCTCCCAAAAAATGAATTAGTCGGGACGCGTCTGGTCCATGCATGTCAAGTCCAAGGGCAGAGCCAACTTCATAGCCTATTGCTAGTCTAAAAGCTTGAACTGCTCCAAACAAACGTCGGTGAATAATTTGCCACGCTACGTTGTGTACATTAAAGAAACGAGTCTTGTACAATCTTGCGATCGAACGTTTCTCGTCCTTCAGTGTGTCGACGTAAAAGTTGTGACGAACTACTCCTTGTGCTAAACCATCCCAGATCTCGTCGAGATAGCGTTGCAACAGTGGTCCCGATTGATATCGGATTCCACCATCCTTTCTCATTCCAATCTCTTCAAATAGAAAATTTCTTCCTGTCTGTCCTGATGGTCTTAATTTCACAAACGGAAAACCTGGTGAAGTGTCCATTCGTAATGGTGCGATGTATTTCTGTCCGACGATTCCGTTGATTGCCTCGTCCTGTGTCAATGTTCTGAGTGGTCCATTAAAGTCTTTGCTCGCTTTTTCGAGTTTTTTTATCTTGTGACGAACTACCTGGTTCATAATAGTGCGTGGTCTCTTGTTGAAGTGCACCTTTCCAAATTTATCCACTCCTCTTTGGACAATATCGCCAGGTGATCTCGGGTCCTTGTCGTTCAAAATAGCCGGTTCCGTAGTGTGCTCAAATACTTGGTCGAAATATGGAGAAGGAACGATATCCGTTTTGCGGGGCATCGCTACCACCCATTTCTCTTCCAATTGTCCAATAATTTCGATACGGCCGGTAGGAACTACTCGCAAAGTGTGGTCAACGGGGAGATCCTCGCTGAATACTTCATACTTACGGGCACAAAAACGTGAAATGTCGTCGATACTCTTGCTCTGTCCGATCACGATGTCCTCTGTGATTACTCGATCAATTAGTTCTCGAAATAGGGCAAACGAAAAACCTAGTGAGCGCACTCCTCCGAAATGAAATCCAACAAGCTTTTTAGTCAGATTTTTGTTTTTGCAGATCAATGGAGATCCACATGCTCCGGGGGCAACATCCACATGATATTCCCATCCTGCAGCCACTGCTGTTTTGGCCGTAATTCCTTCTTTTTGCAATCGGGTTTCAACTCGTCGGTCAATCATTGTGTGTATCTTGGGTACGGGGTGTGGTACAAAGTCTCCACTGTCGGGCATCTTTTCCAACAGAATTCCTGCACTTCCGCAAATCAGGTCAAAGTCGTCGTAATTCGCAACGTGTGGTCGAATGTCGCGAAAGTTTGGTAAGGCTCGGTTTTCTTGAAAATTGACAAAAACTATATCTTCCAGATATTTCCTTCCTTCCACTACAATGTACTCTCCTTTCTTTACAAATTTTGATATTGTCAATAGTCCTGGAAATTTCTTACCTTTCCAATCAATACAGTAGGGAACTTCGCCGTGCAATCCTTCAAAAACATGAGCAACAGTAACCATCCAGCGTCCACATATAATCAGTCCATTCACACCTCGTGTTCCAACGTTGAAAGAAATACAGTTGTTTCGAATAATAGGTAGAACCACTAGAACCTGGGGGTCATCAGAGGCCTGTCCTTCAATCACTTGCTGCTCTTCTTTCTTAGCAAAAATAGAGGGGAAAAACGTCTTCCACGTCGATGATTCTCCTTCGACCTTGTTGTTCTTAAATTTGTCTCGAATTGATGTCTCTCCTCGAATTTTAGTCTTCTTCTGAAATTTCTCTCGTTGGGTACCTCCACTGCTGGCCACTGCTTCTCCACTAATTAGTTTGATCTTCGTAGAGAGTGTGTCTGCTTCGCCTTCCACAATGAGATCCCCTTCGTCATCGCTTGCTGAATCGTCTTGCGGTACTACATGTTCAGCTGCCTTGTACTTGCGTAGACATATTTTGCAGAGTAGACGAAATGTTGATGTCTTTTCTGAGCGGGCGTGCTTGTGTTTGAAGATAAGCCGACACCGTTCGCACTGGTGAAAATGGTCGTATACGTGTCCATCGTCGGGCAATCCAAGATGTTCTCTTCCTAGAATTCGCAGTTCTTTATTTTCCTTTTCATCACTTTCTCCTTCCAAGTAAGCAACACTTTCAGGGTCTCTCTTTCCTCGGTTCAGTATCCACGATGTTCCGCGGTACAAAAGATATCCAGCAATCAGGAAAATTCCGATCTTCAAAAGGTTGCTGAATTCGGGTGTCTATCTTTCTGTTATCGCTGTGTAGATCACACTTGCTATATACCATAACCCGTTCAAAATCATTGTTCTTGTCTCATAGATCAGTCTTTGCAACACGCACCAAGGAGTGTATGCCAATTCTGCTACCACACGATACGCTTCAGTTCTTACTCCGGCTTCAAAAGTGTCTGGTAAAATTCTGTTGTTAAAATTTCGAAGTATACGACTCCAATATCCTATTTTAAGATTGTGTCCAAACAGTTGTCCCATCCGTAAAAGTGAAACTACAGCAAAATACATAACAAAACTGCCACATACTGCCGCATCCTTAAGGTCATCGGTCTCTTCATATCGTACGAGATAAAAGTTCATTGCTGTCATTGAAGCATTTACCTTGTCCATCAAATCATCACTGTTGTCCCTAAAGAACCTTTGTCGTG